CTTCTAAACTTTTTCTAAGACTAACTATAGTTGATTTAAATTGAAGCGCAGCAGCAGCACCGCCTCCGCTTGATTGGTCACTTGCAACTATAGGTGATTGACTACTAGTCATTCTGTTGGTTCTTTAGATTTTGCTCTTCAATATATTGAGAAAGAAGAGTAATATAAACCTCTTTTTCCCAAGGCAACATATTTTCTAACTCTGTTAATGAATATTTATGGTGCTGAATCAATTGAAATGTTGTTCTATAATATGACTCCAATGAAGTATGAGCCATTCCTAGGCGAAAAAAGATGTTAAACCCTCCAATACCACCTCACTCTCAACTTCTGTATTTGGATTTTTGACCTTAATAATATGAGATAGTTTAGGCATCGTATCAAAGAACTTTTCAATTTCTTTAAACTGATTGGTTGTGAGTTGTTCCACAAATTCATTTAGTTCTTTCTTTGTGCTGTCAGAAGATGCCCAAGACTCTTCTTCACTATAAATCTGTTCAATACAAGAAACAATCATATCAAAAGTATCATCGATACTGATCGTAGAATTATTTCCAAAATTATTCTTGATAAACTCTTGCATCGATGGATATTTCATTCGAAGAGTCAAAACATCATCAAGTTTAATATCCCGTGAATGATTATCACTCGCACTAACTTTAATATCATCCAAATTAATAGAAATAGGAACCTGAGTCGTTCCGTCATCTGGGCAGGTAATCAAGACATCAACAGACTCACCCACAGACTTTCCACGAATATTAAGAAACAAATATTCAATATCAAATGTTGCCAAATTTTCAACCTTAAATCCTTTTGCAATAATACAATTTGAAATCACAGTCTTAACTGCTTCTGCAATTTGTTTAGTATCCTCACTTTCCATTGCAATAATTAAAACCTTCTCTTCTTTGACTAAAAAAGGTCTATATTTAATATTTTTTTTAATTGAAGGAATTTCTAACTCATAGGTCGGCACAGAAATCTTAGGTAATGACATTTTTTATAATTCAATTCGTGTTTTATTTATTAGAGTCTTTAATCTACTTAAAAATCCAATACTGATATTTCTTTATCAGTAAATTTTCTATCATAAAAGGTGATATTTTGTCTATTATTAGTAATATCATTAGTTTTGGGAGTTTTAGGATTAGAATTAGTCGGTTGAGGAGATTTAGGTTCTTCGTTATTAGATTCTCCTCTAAAAATATTTAAGGATAAAGATTTACCAGCAATATATCGGTCATATGTAAATGTTACAGACATTTTTAAAATTTCAGAACTACTATAAGACACTGGAAGTGCGCTAATAGAAGATGGAAATAATCCAATAAAACTATATTCAATTTCTTTTTTATAATCTCTATCGAATTTTACAATTGATGTTCTATCACATTTATAATAATCTGGATATTGCATTCGGAAAATATAATCCTTTCTACTTTGATTAAGTGATCCGAGATTACTACCAATTGGATTATTTGAACCACTCGCAATAAATTCCATCCAACTTTCCATAAATTTAAGAGCATTATAATTTTTATCTACATAAAACTCAAGTGAAATTGCACCATATTGTCTTGTGTGGGCAAAATTCTCAGTCAATCCCATATTATTCCCATTAATAGTTGCTAATGCAAAAGAAGTAGTTGGAAGTTGAGTAGAAAAACAAAGTAATCCAACATCATTATAGATAAAATTTGATGTAATTCCTTTACGAGAAAGATATGATAATAATTGTGAAGGAAGTCCACCAAATTTAACTTCATAATGAGAAGTTTGTGCAAGATTTGTAAAAAGTGGTTTAAATTCTGAAATCTTGCGTTTAGTTGGCACTCTAAATACCTTAAGGAATTACTAGTATAAGTATTTAGATGTCATATAAAGGAAAATTTAAACCTTCATTTCCTGAAAAATATGTCGGAAATCCTACAAATATAATCTATAGATCTTTATGGGAACTGAAATTTTTAAAATATTGTGATACAAATCAAAATATCCTCGAATATGCATCAGAAGAAATTGCAATTCCATATCGTTCTCCAGTGGACGGAAAAATTCACAGATATTTTCCTGATGCTTATATAAAAGTCAAAGAACCAGATGGAAGTATTAAAAAATATTTAATTGAAATCAAACCTCATAAACAAACAATGCCACCAAAAAAACCACAAAGACAGACGAAGGGGTATATCTATGAAGCATATGAGTATGCCAAGAATCAATCAAAATGGGAAGCGGCAAAAGAATATTGTAAAGATAGAGGATGGACCTTCAAAGTGTTGACAGAAAATGAATTAGGAATTGGAAAAAAATAATGGTAAAAAAAGTAAGTAAAATCCCAAAAGGAAAAATAAAACCTTTTTTAGAGAGTCAAAAAGAAAAACTTGAGGCGCAAAAAACAAATCGTATTAAACCAATACTGAAAGACTTAATAGGAACTGAAGACCCAGATGACTTGATGTTAGAAATACTTGAGGTTCTAAAAGAAACCACCAGTTCTCCAGAGGCTGGTAATTTTTATACCTTTGTATATAAACCAAAGACTCCTAATATAAGATATGATGCAAATCCTTTGGTGGCAGTTATGAATGTTTATTCTTGGGGATTTAGTGGTATTAACTTTCATTGGGGAGAAAATCGTCAATATACATTTCAAGAAGTAGTCGGACCTCTTCATATTGTTGATAAAAATGAAGTTGATGATTTAAGAAGAATAACTTTTATGAGAATTAGAATAAATAACTAAAAACTTAGTAATATGTCGTTCACAGGATTTGTAAACCCAGGGTTTGGAGAGTTTGGAGTTGATAAATCTGGATTAGCACCAATTACAAAATTTGTTAATACATCAACTACTGCTTCTAAAACAACTACTCCTTCTAAACAAGAAGTTACTAAAAATAAAAAAAATATAATTAAACGATTTAGATATCCACTTAAATCTATCGATCAATATGATGACTATTTAAAAATTGAGGCTCTTGATTATCAACCACCAGGATTAAATCTTGGGGAAAATAATACCTTTGATCAAAGAAGTTCTGATGATGTTGATAAAGAAGGTAAATATAAAACTATTAGAGGATCAGTAATACTTCCAATTCCACAGGGTATTGTAGATGGTAATGGAGCAAGTTGGGGTGCCGGTGAAATGAATCCTCTACAGACTGCAACGATGTCAGCAGCGATGGGTATAATTGGAGGAAAGGACCCAGTAACTGGAACAACAAACGCAGTAAAACAACTTTTGGGAAAATTAGGAGCGGCATCACAAACAGCACTTGGACAGAAAACTACACAAACTTTTTTTGCATCAAAGGCAACAGAGGCACTCACAGGAAGTGGGGATTTTCAACAAAATCTTTCTAGACAAAGCGGAGCAGTTTTTAACTCAAATATTGAATTACTTTTTAGTGGAGTTCAATTAAGAGATGGATTTTCATTTTCATATGATTTAGTTCCTCGTTCCAAAAAAGAAGCTCAGGAAATTAAAGATATTATTTTATTTCTTAAAATAGAATGTTCGGCACAAAAAGGAGCAGAAAATGGAGCAGCAGCAGGTCTGTTTATTAAATCTCCGAGTGTTTTTAGACTTACCTATATGAATGGTAAAAATCCACATCCTTTCTTACACCAATTTAAGATATGTGCCCTAACTAAAATGTCCGTTAATTATACTGCCTCAGGAACATATGCAACATATTCGGATGCAACACCGGTACATATGCAGATGACTCTGTCATTTAATGAACTTACACCAATTTATCGTGAAGATTATCTTAAGGCAGGATCAAAATCAGGAGAACTTAATTCAAAAATAACAGGAACAGGATACTAAAATGTCTTATTTTAGAGAAATTCCAAATCTGGAATATCAATCATTCTTATCTACTCGTAAAAGTTCTGATGAATACTTACTGGTAAAGAATATATTTCGTAGAGTTAAACTTCGTGATGATTTACATAATGTTTTTACAATATTCAATAAGTATCAAATTGAAGAAGGAGCAAGACCAGATACTGTTGCTCAAGAAATATATGGAAGTTCTCAATATGATTGGGTGGTATTGGTTGGTGCAAATATTATAAATGTCAGAAATGAATGGCCTTTATCAGATAGGGACATATATCGTTATTCAGAAGAATTATATGGAAATGATTTAAATGAAATTCATCATTATGAAACAACCGAAGTCAAAGACTCTAATGGTCGTCTCATACTTCCAGCGGGTAAGATTATTGATTCCTTCTTTAAACTTCCACATCCTTCTGATGACGTATCAGCATCTTTTAATAGTTCATCAATAGCAATTAATAATATTAATGCAAGTGGAGTAATTTTATCACCATTAAATACAGATAATATCACATCCACAAGTGACTATGGATTATTTACATTCAATTTAAATGCATTAACTTGGAATTATATATTGAATACTAATATAGATCTAACAAAATTATCTTTTGTTGATGGTATTGCAAATGTATTTGATAATTTTTCTTATACCACTATTGATGGATTTCAAAGAACTATTACAATAAAAACAAGAATATTAATAGTGGATAATGGTGGTTCTATTTCATATACAAAGACACTATCTTCACAGAAATATACAAATAAAGTATCTTATATCCAATATTTTGACTCAGGTTTCAATAGAATTATTACAAAATATAATGTTACTAATGGAATTAGTAATTATGAATATGAGGTAATCAAAAATGATAAAAAAAGAAGCATCTATATTCTCAAACCATCATATCTACAACAGGCAATAAATGATATTAAAAAAGCGATGACCTATGATAGATCATCGCAATATGTAAATGATAAGTTAATTAAAACACAGAATACGAGAGTCTCGAATCCTTGAAGTTTTTAATCATCAGATGCAAGTTTTGAAAAATATTTAAGAGCATCCGAGTCTTCATCGTCATCCTCAACCGACACAGAGCGAGTTGGTTTTAGGTTCTTGAGCTCATCTTTTAAATCTTCTGTCAAGGAAGAAACAGAACCACGATAATCATCTTCGTCTGAAACTTCAGAATCAATACGATTTGAAGGTTTTCCACCCAAAACAGAATCAAGACGCTTCTTCAGTTCATCATAAGACTTGAACTGATCGGAAGCAATAAATTCACAAAGAGAATACTCCTTCTTCCAAAGTGCCTCCATTGCATCATCATCACCCAGAAGAGGTCCAGGAGTTGTGAATTCACTAGAGTCATAGTTCCTATACCCGGCAACATTCTTTGCCTTGAGTTTGAAATTGGCACCCTGCCAAAAATCAAATGGATCAATCGGAGACTCGTCCTCAAACTCTGGTTGCATTGCGGCAGTAATCTTATCAAAGATTTTCTTACCATACTTATACAACATTACCTTACCATCATTTTCAGGGTTGGCAGGATCCTTAACAACATAGATATTGCTTACATAAGTCAGTTTGCGTTTCTGTTTGCGAGCAACTTCTTTATTTGAATCAATCCCAGAGTTCCATAATCCAGAATTGTGCTCACATACTGGGCACTTCTGATTTAGAGTAGTGAGACATGAGTCTATCAACCAACCACCAGATCCCTGAAATGCATGACTATAAAGTTTTACAAACGGTAAATCTTCACCATCAGGAGCAGGAAGAAAACGAATAACGGCATAACCATTATTTGCCTTATCACATTCGAGTTTCCATAGACGGTCATCAGCAGAAGAACTACTGGAATTATTCATCTTCTCAACTTCCTTTACCAGTTTTTCGGTAAGAGAACCAAGTTTAGATTGCTTTTTTAAGTCTGAAAACGACATAAGATTTTTTAGATACGATAGATTTTGTATTTCTACTTTTAAATTATAACAAAAAATAATTCAATTGTCAAGGTATTCTTTAAGAGACTCAATAGTTTTTTCCATATTAATAAAAAAAGTATTCATATCAATTTCCGAAGGAAATCCCATAAGTAAAAAAGATTTTTGTAAATTTTCTTTCATTTCAATTGCTTCTTCATCATCAGAAAGAGAAAGGCGAACATACATAATTCTTTGCTTTTCAAGTAGTTCAGTCATCTTATCAATATGTTTCATTTTATTTTCCCGATTCATCATACCGAAAGTTAAAATGTTTTTATATATAAATTCTTGAAGATTTTCAATTTCTTCAAGTTCTTCCTGAATAATATCAGAATCAAAAAATTTACTCATTGATTATTTCCCTCAAAGTTTTCTTGTAATTAACAATATTTATTGGGAGAAATGGCGAATATTTTTTAATTTTTAAACTTACCATTTCCCATACAGGATCTAGAAGTTTCTTATCAAAGGAGTTCCCGAACAGGAATATTTTATCGAATATGACCAGTGTTTCTATACTAATTTTCCCGCTCAGGAACTTTTTTAAAACTATTGGATGCCCTTTCGAACAGTCGAAAACATTCTCTAATTTTGTTTCCGAGAACAATTCTTCCGATTGTTCTTTGAACAAGTAGGTTAAACTCTGTTGTCGCTTCATCCACTCCCGATATATTCTTTCTCCGGAGTTTATAATCTCGCCAATCCATAGTGCCTGTGTATTATCGGTAGAAACAAAATTAGATACTAAAAAATCTACTATTTCTTTGTCGTTATATTTTCTTGAGGTTTTTTCGAAGAAATATTTATCAGATCTTTTATTAAAGGAAGTTAATGAGGCTCTAACTTTTTTATTATACTTAAAGTAATCATATTTGGGACTTGAAAAATGAGATTTCAGTGCCAAATAATTCACATATACGTCAAATGGTGCCATAATATATAAAAAAAAAATAAGTTACTTTCCTCCGTAGGATTTATATCTTGACCCTTCAGAGTCGGTCCATTTTTTTGC